TTGAATACGAGTGCACCATCGGTGGATATACGGGTAGCATCGAACCACCCTGGCCAGAAGTCATTGGTGGCACAGTCATTGATGGTTCTATCGTCTGGACATGCCGGGCATATAACGACCAGGCTACAGACACAATTGCATCTGTCGTATGGACTGTACCACCACCACTTGCCAAGGGAACTGTGACTACTGACTTGATCAACACTAAGGTAGAAGTGTCGGATGGAGCATCTGGAGAACATACCTTGAATTGTAAGATGACTGCCGCTAGTGGTCGTATAGAAGAGCAGGATATTACTGTTGAGGTTAAATAATAAAGATATTCAAACACCCGTAACCATCAGGCCACGTTACTTGCGATCCCATAGAAGACAAGCAGTGCAAAGATAACAACTAGCCATAGACGCCAGCCGGTTGGGGATACCTTCGCATGACATGAAGGGCAAACGCTCGCGGCTTGCGAGAATTCTTTATTACAGTCTGGACATTTTCTTAAAGACATTTGACAAAGATAAATGATTAATATGAATGAATCAAGTGAGCACCTTGATCTATAGAGTAAAAGGCAATGAATACATATACTTACAAACTTATGGGTCCTTTGTTGCATTCTGCACGGTACGGGTACACGGAGGCGCGGGAATTGAAAATATTTCAGCCTCATTTTTGATGTCACATTGTCACCTTTAAAATCATGAACTTAACTGATCCAGAAAATGTGAGCAGGGCAGACATTGCCCTACTTCTTGATATTTCACCAAGACAGGTGACCAGATATTTCAAGGAAGGATTGTTCAAACAGAACAAGCGCGGCAAGTATGACCTGCTGCAGACTAACCATATTTTTCAAAAATACATTTCAAATGGCAAAGTCCAGAATGAAATGATTGACAGCAGAAAGAAGCTTGATGACCTCAAGGCTCGGAAAGAAGAACTGCTGCTGAAGAAGTTGGAAGGGAGGTCACTGGACATTGAAGAAGTTCAGGTTGTGGTGACATCTGCAATGCAGGTCATTTGCACTTCCATGGATGGCCAAGCTGGAAGGCTGTCACATGAACTTGCATCAGAATCTGATCCTGCTGTCATAAGACAAACATTATTGAATGAAAACAGAGAAATCAGACAATCTGCAGCAGATAAGCTGCAACTGCTTGGCAGTATTCGACTTGATGGCCGAAGCACTAAAACCACCACCGTTAAGAAGTCCCGATCAGTGGGCAAACGAAAACAGAGTGTTGCCAAAAGGAAGCGCAGAGCCGGGTCCGTTCAGAAGTGAAAGAACTCCTTACATGCTGCCGATTGTTCGGGCATGTTATAACCCTAAATACAAAAAAATTACTGCAATAACATCGGCCCAGAAAGGAAAAACTGACAGCTTTTTGAATGTTATTGGTCACAGGCTGGATGATGATCCAACACCAATTCTTTATGTTGGACCAACAAAATCAAATATTGAAAAGGTCATTGAACCAAGAATCATGGCCATGTTCAAAAGCGCTGCTTCGCTTTGGAAAAAACTTGCTAAGGGAAAATTAAGCAGCAAAACACTGAAAAATATTGCCGGTGTCACCTTGCGTTTGGGATGGGCAGGGTCACCAACAGAACTTGCTTCACAGGCTGCTGGACTTTGCCTTGTTGATGAATATGACAGGATGCAGGCAAGCGCGGGTGGTGAAGGTGATGTTGTTGAATTGGTTGATGCAAGACACGCTACATATCCAGACGGAAGAACAGCAGTGACCAGTACACCAACAATGGGCAATGTTAATGAAAAGACCGATCCTGAAACTGGCCTGACACATTGGGAAGTAGCTGACAAAGATGATGTTCAATCACCAATCTGGAAGCTGTGGCAGGAAGGTTCAAGACATGAATGGTCCTGGCCTTGTCCAGAATGTGATGAATATTTTATTCCACGGTTTTCACTGCTGAAATGGCCTGAAAAATCATCACCACAAAAAGCACTGAAAGAAGCCAAGGTGTGTTGCCCTCATTGCGGTTCATTGATAGGCGAAGAGCACAAAGTTGAAATGAATGCAAAGGGTGTTTATGTAGCACCCGGTCAAAGTGTTGACACAGATGGAATAGTTTCTGGTCCTGAACCAGATAATGATAATGCATCGTTTTGGGTGTCAGGGCTTTGTTCCCCATGGCGAACATTTGGACAGCGTGCAAAAGCATTTCTTGATGCTGTCAGATCTGGTGACCCAGAAAGAATTCAGGCTGTTGTCAATACCGGCTTTGGTGAGCTCTATGTTGTCAAAGGTGACGCGCCGAAATGGGAAGAAGTCAAGGAATGTGCTGCTGGATATATAACCGGTCAAGTTCCTGCAGCAGTCAGGAACCTGGTTGCAGGTGTAGATGTTCAAAAGAACAGACTTGAATATGTTGTAAGGGGTTTTGGTGAAGGCCTGACCAGCTGGCAAATTGAAAATGGTGAACTTTGGGGTGATACAGATCAGCCTGAAGTGTGGTTACAGCTTGAAGAATTATTGAATAAGAAATGGGATGGACTGCCACTTTCAAAAATGGGTGTCGATTCCGGCTACAGAACAAATGAAGTTTATGACTTCTGCAGAAAGCATAAAGGTCTTGCTGTTCCAACTAAAGGTCATGATTACCTTGAAAAGCCATACAAGGCTTCAATGGTTGATGTGAATGTCAGGGGAAAGACCATCAAGAATGGTGTTCAACTTTGGCATTTCAATTCAGATATTTTCAAATCATGGGTTCATTCAAGGGTTGAATGGCCAGATGATCAACCAGGTGCATGGTTTCTTCCATCTGATATTTCAGAAGATTTTTGCAAACAGATCATTGCAGAACAGCGTGTTGTAAAACCTTCTGGTGCAATCATCTGGATTAAGGTTTCAAAAGATAATCATAAACTTGATGCAGAAGCAATTGCATATTTGATGATTCGCATTAAAGGCGGTGTCAGTGCACAAAGGCAAGGAACAGATCAAAATGAACAAAAATCATCTTCACTATCAGAAGCCGCGAGGAAATTAAATCAATGAGTGTATGCACAGACAATTTAGCAGCAGCAAAAACAGCGCTGCATTCATTATTGACCGGTGAACAAATTGTAAAAGTAACATTTAATGGGCGAACTAATGAATATTCTCAAACAGAGATAGGATCATTACGCCAATATATTCGAGAACTTGAATCAGAATGTGGTGATACGGATTCAAATGGCAGGCTTGTAAGTAGACGCGGACCTATAAGATTTCACGGTTAATAGATGAAAAATCAAAATATTAATTCAACTGTTATAGACGGTCATACGGGACTTGTTGATTTATCAGGCAATCCATTAATGTCTGTTGAAATGTCTGGTGCGAATCGTGGCGCACGTTTTGATCGTGAATTAATGTCATGGGCTCCAGCGCTTAGGTCTGCAGATGCAGATCTTTTACCTGACATGAAAACTCTTGTTGCCAGAGCGCAAGATTTAAGCGGAAACTATGCCATTGCATCTGGATCAACACAGATGCAGCTTGATTATGTTATTGGATCAGGCCTTAAATTAAGCTCCAAACCAGACTGGCGTGTACTTGGACTTGACCAAGAATGGGCAGCAGAATGGTCAAGAGAAGTTGAATCGAAGTTCCGGGCATGGGCTGAAGATCCAGATTGCTATAGTGATGCCTCAAGAAGACTTCCTTTTTCTGCGCGTGTTGGTTTGGCATATCGAACCTACATGATTCAGGGTGAAATACTAGCCACAGCCGAATGGCTCACAGAAAGAGGATCGCCATATTCAACAGCAATTCAAATAATTGATCCATCTAGGTTATCAAATCCTAATGGATTGTTTAACTCAGATCGGCTTCGTGCTGGAATTGAAATGGACAGTATGGGTGCATCGACTGCTTATCACATACGCAGTGCGCTTCAGAGTGACAACAGGTTTGGATCAGATACATACACATGGAAACGTGTTCCCCGTGAAACAAAGTGGGGAAGGCCACAAGTAATTCATATATTTGATCGAGAACGTCCAGGGCAAACTCGAGGAAAATCCAAGATGGCGCCTGTTTTGTCATGGGCAAAACGGATTGAATCATTTCAGGATGTCAGTCTTGAAGCGGCATTTATCAATGCAATGTATGCGGCTGTTATTGAAACAGATTTTAATTATGCCGCTGCATCTGACTTAATGGGCGCAGATGAAGCAGGCACTGCAGCAGAGAAATTAATATCATCGAAAGCAGAATTTCATGGTGGTGCTGGTGTGAAAATGGATGGGGTGAAAATTCCGCACCTTTACCCAGGTGAAAAACTAAGTTTCACATCATCAAACCACCCAGGACCTAACTTCGCAGACTTTGAAAAATCCGCACTACGGCATTTTGCTGCAGGTTCAAATCTTAGTTATGAAATGGTTTCAAGGGATTATTCTGAAACGAACTACAGCGGAGCTCGAGCAGGAATGATGCACGCCTGGAAATTCCTGATGGGAAGGCGTGATTTGATTGGTGCGAAATATGCCACGTTTGAATTCTCACTATGGCTTGAAGAAGCGATCGACAAAGGGGATGTTAAATTGCCACCTGGTGCGCCTGATTTTTATGAGGCGAAATCTGCGTACACAAAAAGCCGATGGCTTGGACCAGGCGAAGGTAATATCGATCCATTAAAAGAGAGTAAGGCAGACGATCTTGAAATGGATATGGGAACATTAACCCTTGAAGATGCGTGTGCCAAACGTGGCCTTGACTGGGAAGAAAATCTTGAGCAGTTAGCTAGAGAAAAGAAAAGAATGGAAGATCTTGGTATTTCGAGAGCAGACATCCGTGGATACATGACACCTGAACCACCAAGCGAATAATCTGGAGAATATTTTAAATGTATGATTTTTTGATTGAACAGGTATTTAACCAGCCGCAACTGGTACAAGCATCACGGCTTGATGCTATTGGCTCATTTTTGCTATCAAGACAGGGAATGGATCTTGATATTAATAGCCAGTTGGATTTACAAAATCAGCCAGAGCCACAGGCATTTGCAGTGCCGGATTCAGCTATTTTTCAGGATGGCGGGTATTATACCGATGGCGGCATTGCCATAGTCAACATGATTGGCACCATGGTCCATCGTGGCGGTGGTATCCAGGCGTTGTCAGGACTCACTAGTTATCACGCTATCGGGCGCGTGTTTAACAGGGCAATGAATGATCCGTCCGTAACAGCCATTCTCTTAAATACTGATACACCTGGTGGATCTGTCAACGGCGCCTTCGATCTTGCAGACAAGGTACTTTCTGCCAGGGGGGTAAAACCCGTCTTTACTCTGGCTGCAGACAAAATGGCATCAGCTGGTTACCTTATTGGATCTGGCGCTGATCGAATATATACAACACAAACTGGCCAGTTAGGTTCGATTGGTGTTGTCATGAAGCATTTGGACGTTTCTGAAAGCAACAAGAAAAAAGGTATTAAACCAACATACATCTATGCCGGTGAATCTAAAATCGATGGTAATCCAGATGAGCCACTTAGTGATCTTGTAAAATCAAAATTCCAATCAGAAATTAATAATCTATTTGAAATGTTTGTATCCAGTGTCGAAACAAGGCGCGATATGAGCAGAGAAGAAATCATTGGCACGCGCGCAGCCGTATTTATGGGTGAAGAAGCTGTCAATGTCGGCCTGGCTGATGATGTTATCACCGGGGAAGAATTACTTGAAACGATGAAAATCAAGTATGGCGTGAGTAGTTCACGTGTTTTTACATCAACAACATTGGAGACACAAACAATGAGTGAAACAGAACAGCCGCTTGATGACGCGGCATTAACCGGGGATACATCCTCGGCAGCCGGTGAAAATCAAGAAGCTGTCGATGTCGATGCTATCCGTACTGAAGCACGGGCTGAAACACGAACAGAAGAGCGTCAACGTTTTTCAGCAATAATGAACAGTGAGCATGCTGAAGGTAGAACACACGCTGCTGTTGCACTGTCAACTGATTCTGATATGTCTGCAGAATCTGTAATTGCTACGTTACAGAAGTTGCCAATGGATACGAAAGGGCTGTCAAAGCTTGATTTGGCCATGGGTATTACTGAGCAACCTGGTATCAGCGCAAGCGATGAATCCACGGAACAATTGACAGAAGCACAGTCAATCGTTCGTGACTACAAAACAGCAACAGGAAACAAGGGGTAATAATCATGACAATAGCATCTAGTGATGTAAACGCTTATTCAGAAGACAATCTGATTGCCGGCAGCTCTCCAATTGTTACTGATTCAGGTAACTTGATCACAGGACAGAACCTGGCACGCGGATCTGTGGTAGGCCGTATTCTTGCCAGTGATAAGCTGACTGAATGTGATCTTGCCGCGCTCGACGGCAGTGAAGTTGCTGTCGGTATATTGGTTCATCCAATCGATGCCACTGCAGCTGACAAGGTATGCCAGATATACACTGGTGGCACGTTCAATTCAGATGAAATGACCTGGCATGCCAGTTTTGACACCGAAGGTAAAAAGAATGCAGCCTTTGATGGCAGCGCGATAACACTTCGTTAATAACACACCAAGAGGAAAATAAATATGGTTATGCAAGTATATGACACTGATACACTTCTGGGTGTAGTCAACGAGCTGGATTTTTTCGATCCGTTTCTTTTAAGTATGTTTTTCCCTGAGGTTATCACCTTTGACACATCAAAGATTGATTTTGATGTTATCTCTGAAGATGACAGTCTTGCGCCGTTCGTATCACCAATGGTGGCAGGAAAGGCAGACAAGGCATCAGGCGGTGAATTGCGTTCTTTCAAGCCCGCTTATGTTAAACCAAAATCTATTGTTGACCCGGAGCGCGTATTAAAACGCCGTCCTGGTGAGCAGATTGGTGGTGCATTGAACCCTGCAGGTCGAAGGAACGCAATTATTGCTGATATCCTTTCTGAACAGCGTAAGCGAATTTTACGAAGGTTTGAATGGATGGCTGCACAGGCGCTTCTGACAGGAAAGGTCACGGTTTCTGGTGAAGACTATCCAGAAGCAGAAGTTGATTTCAAACGTGATGCAGGTAATTCCATCGTTCTGGCAGGATTGAACGTGTGGTCTGATCTTGCGAATGCCACACCGCTTGATGATATTGAAAGCTGGAATGATTTGGCAGAAGCACCAGTCACTGATCTGGTTATGGATTCTTCTGCATACAAGAAATTCATCAAATTTCAGGAAGTAAAAGATTTGATGGAATCTCGTCGTGGATCTGAAAGCAATATTGAGCTCGGTCCAGAAAATGGAAAATGGGTGACATACAAGGGCATGGTCGGATCTTATCGTGTATGGATATATAAGGGTTATTACACTGTTAATGGTGTAAAAACTCCATATATTCCTGCGGATACAGTGATTGCTTGCTCTTCTGCTCTTGAAGGTGTTCGTGCTTATGGTGCCATCCTTGATGGTGAAGCTGGTTACCAGGCGATGGAAATGTTTCCCAAAAATTGGGCTAACAAGGATCCAGCTGTTGAGTACATCATGACTCAATCAGCGCCTTTAATGATTCCGAAACGTGTCAATGCATCGGTTGCAATAAAGGTCGCATAAACACGCTGTAAATCATTCACAAGTAAAATAAAAAAGCATGGCTTTATAGTCATGCTTTTTTTTGAGGAAAATATCATGTCAGAAAAATTACTAATTACTGGTTCAGTCGTAGTAACAGTTAATAAAAAACGTGAAACCATTGGTGTAGGAACAGAAGTCACTGAAATTGACCTTCCGGATAAAAAATATGGTCTGAAACGCGATGATGTCGATCGAATAGTTTCGTCTGGATGCGGAGTTATTTCAAAAGGAATAAAAGAAGATGCATCCGATGATAATGATAATAACGAAAATAATGGGGAAGGTAAGGGCAAATAGCCCGTTCTTTGAACCATGCCAGTAAAAGGTGACAATTTAGGACAGCTGACGGCATTGACAACTATGGACCACCATGGCGGTGATTCTGTGTATACAGCGCCAGGTGGTTCGCCCATCCCGACAAGGGCCACAGTTAATAAAAACGTCGAGATAAGTACAGGTGAAGCCTATGTTACCGAGAGAGTAACTGCTGTCGATCTTTTTGTTGCTGACGTAGGTACCCCGGAGCGTGGAGCAATTATCGTGACCGGAATTGATACTTATTCAGTCCAGAAAATTATCGATGATGATGGTTTTATCGTCAGCGTTGCAGTAAGGAAAATGTAATGGCTGCAATTGAAATAGATAAAAAACAATTAAAACAGATTAATCAGCTTGTCGGTAATATAAAAAAAGGTGCTGCGACCGTCATTCGACGAGGGGTCAACAGAACTGTCGGCCAGGCTAAGACATTAACAAGCAAAGAGGTCAGAACTGTTGTTAACCTCAAAAAAAAGACTGTCGATGAACACCTGAAAGTCACGAAGGCAAATTTTAAGAGCCTATCTGCAAAATTAACAATATCAGGACGCCCTATCAGTTTGGTTCTATATGGCGCCAGACGAACAAATGCCGGTGTAAATGTCAAAGTTCGTAAATCTAAGGCTATTGAAAAACATAAATCTTCATTTATAGCAACGATGAAATCAGGGCATCGTGGTGTTTACGTAAGAACAACAAAGCCTGGTGGAAGAAAAAAACCCGGTAAGGCTAGTGACTACAATATATCAAAAAGTGGAAGGGTGAATCGTTTGCATATTGATGAAAAATATGGTCCATCAATACCAGCTGTATTTCAGTTTAATAATGAAAAGAAAGTGTCAAAAATCTCCGCTGACAACCTGCAAAAAAATATCGATCGCGAAATCTTATACCTACTGAGTAAACAATGAATAAAAAAACAGTAAGAGAATTAATTCTTGTCAAGTTTTCGGAAGCAATGAAGACAGTCGTTAAGGCTCGTGGATTTACTCTAGATATTGGTCAGCAAGTACATAGATCTCGGCGTGGATTTTTTGAGAATGAATTACCTGGCGCGGCACTCAATGATGGCCCTCAGGAAACATCGGTTGATGACTATGGTGGCGAAAAGTCGGTGATGGAGGTTTCCATACTGGCTGTATTTAAGGAAGCGACTGAGGATACGTTCAGCATATTAGCAAATTCTCTTTTTGGTGAGTTTTCAGAGGCAATAGGAAGTTCTGATCCAACTTGGGGTGAACTGGCAGACGATACTCAATGCATTGGGTTTGCCCCAGCATATCCAGAAGATGGAACAACAACCGTTGGCATAGATATTCAGTTTCTGATCACGTACACCACCGTAATTGGCGACCCATATACCGTATTTAAACCTTAAGAGGTCAATATGAAAATTTTAATTAACAAAACTGCAACTGCAGAAGATCATGACGGTACCGAGTATGTATTCGGTCCTGAAGGACGTGAGTACTCCATCGGTGAAGGTGGTCTCACAAAAGAAATGGCATCTGATCTCGTGAAGAGAAAGGCTGCATCAAAAATCAATGTAAATACTGTAAAACCTATGGAGGTTACTACCGATGGCGATTAATAAAAATGCACGTTTAGAATTTGAGGCTGGTCAGAAGCCACAAGGTATAACTTTAATGACTGACAGCGGTGATGGTAAAAAATTCACCACACCGTTGAGTCCATGGTCAAAAAAAGAAGGTTCCGAATACGAAGTTACACCAGATGGCGTGTTAACTGGCGGTGCCATTGTTCCTGCAATTTCTGGAGCAAATAATCTAGTTGATATCGCTGCCTTAAGTTGTTATTTAGCAGGTGTATCTACTCCTGTTGCAGCAGCAAATGATACTGCAATTACTCGAGCAGTAGCAGATGTTGCGTGTATTAACTCGGTCACAGTCACATCGCTCGGCGCTATTGCGGTTATTAAAGGAACTGACTCTGCAGATGCAAGTTTCTCTGAAATACGTGGCGGTGCGGGTGGCCCACCATTTATTCCAGTAGGTTCAATTGAAGTTGGGCAAGTTAGGGTCGCTAGTAATGTAGCTGCTGCAATTGCCGCAAATGAAATACACACAGTGCACGGTACACATACTGAACGTTCAACTTTCCCAGGTTGGGAAGAAAATGCGGCAAATGGTTCTGTTATCTTTGATGATACATTACCATCAATTCATACTGGATCTGTTAGAAAAGGTGTGGCAATTGATTACAGTATTCCGTCATATGCACCAATACCAATTGCAGGTGATTATAAGCCATCATCAAATAGTCATAATGTTTCGTCTGAATCGTTTTATGACAATAAAACTGTTGGCTCTACTACAACCACACTTGGTCAAGGTGGATTTACAGCAAAACTTATCGATGGCATTACAGACGCGATCGTGAAACTTGCTAATGAAAATCTCTGGTTCAGGTTTTTCCCAAACAAGAATAAACCGTCGCATATTCTTGACCAAGGGATACTTGGTATTGATCAAGATTTTTCCGCAACTGATCACCCGACCGCAAACTGCACAATATCTGCAGAAACAGAGCATGTGAAGGTTGAGCAATAATGCCAGGCTTTAAAACTGAAGAGTTCGTTCAGACGAAGTTTGTACCACGCGAAAAATCCATACCGGTACCTGATCTTAAAAGTTGGTTTGAAGAAGGTCAGAAACCTTTATGGATTGTTCGTGGTTTAGATGGTTATGAGCTCGCAAGGTCAAGGGAATCCGTTGAACGAAATAGGGATATGATAGCCATTGCTGAAGCATTCATTTCTGGTGATAAAACAGATTTGAGTGACGCAGTGAAGGAAAGGCTTGGTAATGGTGAAGCAATACCTGATCATGCTGCTGAAAAAATTGAAATGTTAGTGTTGGGGTCTGTTGATCCGGCTGTTGATAATCAGTTGGCAGTAAAATTATGTATTAATTTCCCTGCTAATTTCACACAGTTGACAAATGAAATATTGAGACTGACCGGTCAGGGGGCGTGCCTGGGAAAGCAGCAAGACTCTGGAGAAACCCAGAAGTAAAACTGGCTATGTTACTTTGCGACAAGAATAATCGATTTCTATTTGAAGTCATGCCGGAATTATTCCCAGAAGGGCGATATACACAGGTCGAGGGCATGGTTTGGGCTCTGTTTTATGAACATCAATCGAGACAAAGTAAGTCGCAATAGTCTTTATAGCTTGACAGCTGACTGTTATTAACACATAAATACCCCAAAACATTGTGTTGATGGGGGTATTATGCGGTATATAAGCAAAATCTTAATCGTATTTATCATGTTTTATTCTTTACCTGGTCATGCTGTTTACAAGTGTAAAGATGAAAAGGGAGCGGTTACTTTTTCAGGTATACCCTGCGGTAGTAATGCAGAGATAGTCACAATCAGACCTAAAGCGACTAATAACACCAGTAATAAAAAAGACTTTTTGACGCCGCAGGAACGAGCAGATTTAAGGCGATATGAGTCGCGCAAACCGAAACGTGACTCACTGGATGCAAGCTTACAAAAAAACGATCGTGACTATTACAGTGAGTCATGTAAGAGTGCAAAAATGTACCAGCAAGATTATAAGGATGAGCTCAGGACAGGGTGCACTGCATCTCGGTGCGAGCAAGTAAAAAGTAATATCAAATATTGGAAGCGTCGCGTTGATCGGTATTGTAACTGATTAAACAAAAACAATTTAATTAAAGCCCTCCATTGTGAGGGCTTTTTTTTGGATAAAATATGCCAGATTTAAAACGTACAATTGATATTATTTTCAATGGTGTGGATTCTACTAGTAAAGGAACACGTTCCGCCATAAATAACCTTGATAAATTTTCTTCAGTAGTCCAATCAACTGCTGGCCCTCTATCTAATGTAACAACTAATTTACTTCAATTTGATGCGGCATTATTTGCTTTATCTGCAACACTAGGTGGATATGCATTCATCCAGGCAAATAAATTCAGTGCTGCACAAGCAGATCTTAGAAAGGTCATGGATGATTCTGATGGTCCTGTTGATCGGTTTAATGACACAATATTTAATTTGTCAAATACATATGGTGTTGCAGCTGACAATATCATTGCGTCTGCAGCAAACTTTAAACAGGCAGGTTTCAGTGTTGATGAATCTTTTCAGTTAGTTAAGAATTCTCTTGATTTGGTAGTTGCTGGCGATATTGAGGCAGCAGAGGCATCGGAACTACTGATATCGGCCTTAAAAGGATTCAACGCCCCCGCAAGTGAGGCTGCTCGATTAGTTGATATTCTTAATGAGGTATCAAATAAGTATGCGACCAATGTTAATGAACTTGGCATTGGTATGGCGATACTTGCTCCTATCGCAAAAACAACAAATCTAACATTCGAAGAAACGGCAGGAATACTTACGCCTATCATCGAGGTATTCAGATCAGGGTCTGAAGCTGCCACCGCATTGAAAACTGGTCTTTTAAGATTAGTTGATGATAATCCAACAATTGTTGCTGCACTTGATTCGATTAATGTATCCCAGAGAAATTTAAATGGGGAATTGCGTCCAGCAAAAGACATTCTTTTTGATGTATCACAAGAGTTTAAAAGTTTAGACCAGAATAATAAATTGTTTATTGCAAGTCAGCTTGTTGGAATCAACCAGGCTGCGAAAATGGTTACCGTTTTTGACAACCTGAGTAAGACAAGTGCAGTCACAAAAGATGCTTTAAATGCAAATGGTTCAGCAGCAAGAGAAGTAGCAATACGTCTTGCCGATGCAGAAATAAAAGTTAAACGCGCGGCAATATCGTTTCAGAATCTTGGTATTGTAATTGGCCAGCAATTTAATGTAAGTCTAGCTGATGCCGTTGGCGGGATTGGTCATTTTGCAAATACAATGCAAGATGTTGTCAGTAGCGGTGGATTGGATCCGCTTTTAAAGGCTATCGCACCTCAACTTGCTGAATTCGAAAAGAATGTAAGAGCTGCAGCTGATGTATTGCCAGAAGCATTTAAAGATATTGATTTCTCAGACTTACTATCATCACTTGACGGGCTGAGTGATGAAGTCGGCGATGTTTTTACAAACCTATTTGGTGACTTCGATTTAACAACTGTCGAAGGAATGCAGAAAGCAATTCAGAAAACTGTAAATATTATATCTGCGCTTGTTAATACGACAAAAGGCATTATTTCTGAATTTCAACCGATTTTTGCTGCAATAGGGGAAGCGGCAGAAAGGACTGGCGAGACTGGTTCCGCAGCACAGGTGGCTGCCGGGCAAATACTGGGAGCAATGAAACTGCTTACCAGTTTTGGTACCGTGCTCGGTTCAGCAGTAGTTATCATTAAAGAATCTGGTTCAGATATTAATAATGTATTTGACGTTATATCTGGAACTATAAAGGTTCTTGTTAATTCTCTTCAGGTAACATTCGACTTAATTGCTTTAAATATCACAAGATCATTGCAAAAAATTAATTCTGCAGCATCTGTTGTGACATTTGGTGACCTTAGCGACAAATACAAAAAACAAGCTGATGATTTAAAAATTCTTGGTGATGGAATAGAAGCCAACCTTGTAAGAAATGCAAATGAAGCCAGGGATGGTATCGATCAAATTGGGCAAGGTTTCAGTCTTATAGAACGAGAAGCAAAAAAATCAGGAGACTCATCAAGTGAGTCAATAAATAAAATTGCAGAGGCAACTAAAAAAGCTGAAAGAGAAATAAAGAAAGCTGAAGATACAATCAAGGGAATGACGAGAACAACAAAGGATTTTGTTGTTACAAATGACCAGGCAGGATTAAGTACAGACCAGTTGGCGGCAGCTGTTAAAAAGTATGGTGACAATTTTAAAGTTGTAAATGGTCTTGTTATTCCAACTCTAAAGGACTTAACAAAAGAAACTAAAAATGCAAACGATATAACAAAGGCTTTTTCAGCAACAAACTCACAAGGCCTGAAGGTTTACACAGAAACAGGTAAGTTGATCACTGATTTCGGTGGCGCGTTAAGTTTGGTATCAAAGGAATCCAAAACAGCAAAAAAAGATACGGACGATTTTCTAACCAAAATGGAAGAAATCGCATCCAATGAAAGGATAAAAACGCTTGAATTTGCTGTTGATCTTCAAATTGCACAACTTGAAACCGATGCAAAAAAGCTAGACACAATATTTAAATCAATTGATAACACGGTAACAAGTACAGGTGAAGTAATTTCATCAGCTCTTGGTGTTCTTGGTGACTTTAAGGGTGTAAGTCAATTTGATGCTGCGTTCAAAGTGATCAAGAATCAACTGGACATAGAAAACAAAGCAAGACAGGAAGCCTTTGAGGTTAAAAGGCGTTTGGCAGAAGCAGAAATAAGACTAATAAATGAAAAAACAAATGCACTGAAAAATGGTGGCGCATTGATCAATATTTCTTCTGATGGGCTTGAACAGCACCTTGAGGCAATCATGTTTGAAATAATTAAGAAAGTACAAGTCAGAGGCAATGCTGAATATGTTGAATACTTAATGGGTATAAATTAATGATCGGAATATCATCACTGACATTTGACATCAATGGAAGCCAGGTTTTCCAATCTATTTCATCAAATAGCCAGTTAAATAATATATCGAGGCGTGTTTCTAGGCGCGCAACTCTTGATGGTGGTGTTTCAATTAATGACAATGGTTTTTCACATGGCGACAGAACATTCATCATTGTTTTTAAAAATGTAAAGAAAGCGACAGTTGATTTTTTGGTATCGTTATTTCAAACATATTCATTGATTGCGCTAAGCACAGATGAGGGTGTGTTTGAAGTTGCACCTGAAACGCTAACACAAAACAATAATGAAGTGACAATCAGACTTCTTGCAAATAGAATTTTATCATAAGGGCATATTATGGGCGTTACAATCACAGAATATGATGCTTCGAAAAAATACAGGCACAATGGAACGCTTGACCTGGACACGGCAACAATAAAAGTTTTATTGTTGGCAAGCACATACACACCAAATTTTGCAACTGATGCTGCACTTGCAAATATTGTTGCACATGAAC